TCGCTATTCTGGAAGTTGGACTTTATTCACGAGAATCTACCCGGTTGGCTCATGCCGGCGGTGCATCGAATCAAACTGCATAAGAAGAACCTCGATAATGGAAGCACCATCGACGGGGAATCGACGAACGAGGACGTAGCTCGTGGTGATCGGCGAACGGCTATTCTTCTTGACGAGTTTGCATCTGTTAAAGAGGGGCATCAGGTTGACGCTGCGACTCTTTCGGCAACAAACACCCGGATATTGAATTCGACGCCCAAGGGTATAGGGAATGCGTTCTACGATTTACGGCAGAGTGGGACGCCTCGCCTCACGTTGCATTGGACTCAACACCCGGAGAAGGCCGCCGGCCTGTGGTACGATTCCGCGGGTAAGCCGCATTCCCCGTGGCACGACATAGAATGCGCCCGCACTCATCCAATGATTATTGCCCAAGAGATAGAGATTGATTACTTGGGCTCGGATTTCCAGTTTTTCGATCCTCTGATCTTGGAAGAGAGCATGAAGATGTCAGTTCCACCATATAAGAAAGGTGAGCTGGACTTCGGTGCCAAGACGCTTTTGCCGACTGGGTTCTCGGCTCATCATCGGGGTGGGTTGAAATTGTGGATTCTCTTCAACGCCAAAAACGAAATGCCTGCGGATCGCGACTACGTGGTGGGGTGTGATATCTCTCAAGGCACGGGGGCGTCGAATTCGGTTATCTCGGTGGCGGACAAGAAAACGGGCGAGAAAGTGGCGGAGTATGCTTCGCCCAATATTCAGCCGCACATGTTGGCCAGGTACGCGATTGCTTTGTGTCGGTGGTTTAAGGGCAAAACGGACGACGAGGGTGCATATCTGATCTGGGAAGCCAACGGACCGGGCCGGAGCTTCGGAGCGGAAGTCATCGATCGCGGCTACCGGAACGTCTACTTCCGCAGCAACGATATGCGACTAGGCAAGAAACCAACCGATTACCCCGGCTGGGTCTCTACCCCCGAAAGTAAGACCGCATTGCTTACCGCGTACAGGCAAGCCCTTCACGATTCGACTTACCTCAATCGTTCAAAGCGAGCATTGGAAGAATGCAGTATGTATGTATATGAGCCAAACGGGCAAGTTTTACATGCAAAAGAGAGTTCGTCTCTTGACCAGAGCGGTGCGAGAAGTAATCATGCCGACAGGGTTATCGCCGATGCGTTAATAGTACACTTAATGAAACACTCTCGAAATGTTAATAGTACCGAAGTGGTAGCAATTCCAGACGATTGCCCGTATGCTCGACGGCAGGAATGGCTGACTACTCAGAGAAGGGATGATGGGTGGGGCTATGGCTAAGACTTATTTGCAATCTTCGGACGTTCGTGGCACTAGCGACTTCTCCGGGACGGACCTTTACGCTTGTCGGATCATCGTTCCATTCGCTCACAAGCTACTTTCGGCGGACGTTTACGTTCACAACCTTGTGACTACCGGGACGGTCACGTTGGACCTACGACGCACGGACATTGGAGCCAGTCGCGGTGGTGCGCTTGTCGGCACACAACTGAACAACACGACGCTCGCAGCCTCCACGGCTGCTACGGCTTCTGCTTTTACAAAACGATCCTTTGTGCTGGGCGCTACGGATACGACGATGGCGCCTGAGGGGCGTGAGTATTTCTTGATCCTTGGTTCGAGCAACTCTGCGGATCGTCTCGGCGAGCCCGTGCTGCTCATTCAAGTGGAGGCAGTGTAATGGCTACGGCTAAATATGCGATGCCGATTACGAACCTGTTTGGCTTGGTTTTGGCTACGGTTCGCGAAGTGGGAGTTACCGTTAGCGGCGTCACGAAAGATGTACGCGGCGGTCCTTGCACGCTTAAGAGAGTTCTGGTGTGCAACAACGATACCGGCGCAACGGCGACCCGAGTGTCGTGCAAGATCTACGACGACATCAGTTCTAGTTTGGTTGCTGGAACTTCTCTGCCGGTGTTGGTTATCCCCGTCGAGGCGGACGAGAGCACTATCGTGACGATTGATCCTGGGCTCACATTCGAGAATGGGATTTCTGTTCTTTGCGCGAAGTCGGTGGCGGGCGCTTCTGATGGGACCACCTGCACGGCGGCACCCGACTCGGACGTTACGGTCCAGTTTCTAACAACGTAGGAGCAAACGTTATGGCTACTGAAACATTCGGGTACAAAACTCCAGGAACGGATGTTCCTACTGATGCCTACTACATCGAGGACAGTAACGCAACCGCCGAGGACGACATTACCGGCGACGAGAAAGATGAAGTGTATATAGTGAAGATTGACGCCAGCAACAACTCGCAAGAGCACGTTCAGACGCGAGTGTACATGGCGGCTGATCCTACGGTTGGCACCGATAAAGCGGCGTTGGCGTTGAAGGCCGAGAGGGGTAGGTCTATCACCTACACCATCACCAATGGTGAGCAGACGGACGGTTCCCTTTGGCACGGAGCGATTATCTTGACAGCGATGTCGGTGGCGACCACTCAAGAGATGGGTGGCGAGGCTGGTGCGACAGCCCCGTCCGGAACAGTTGCGGTAACAGTTGGAGTACGCGACGTAGCGTAAGCAGACAATCGAATATCGCGGGCGTAGTTCGACTAGCTATCGAGCGACGGCCAAAAGAGTTTAAGACGGCAAACGGGAGCCCGTTCTCCCCGCTGCTGTCTTTTTTTGTGCTCGCCCGCTTTTGGAAACAATCTCATGGCAAGGCGAAAATCAAAGACTGTGAGGCGAAGGCGAAAACCGCCACTCGGTAATTCCGCAGCTACACCGCAAGTCGCCGATTCGCCGGCCATGGGCGGACAGATTTATACGCGGCTATGGAGTTGCGTAGAGCAATCAGTTAAAGACTTGCAGCCGTTTCGCGAAAAACGTCACGAGGCGCTCAAGCAATACGTTGGCTATCACTACTCGGATGACGGTGCGGTAGACCGTGTTCCTATCAATATGATCGAGATGGGGGTCAACGTATACGTTCGTCACCTTGCAGGCAAAGCGCCACGAGTACTATCGACAACGCAATATCAAGCGCTTAAGCCGCAATCCGCCTTGCTCGAATTAGCGCTCAATCATCTTATCGAAGAGATCAATCTCGAAAACACCTTACGCCGGTGGGTGCTGAATGCGATGTTCGGGTTGTCCATGGTGAAGGCCGGGTTGACCAGCAAAGGGGAAGTGGAAATCGAGGGGGTTATGCACGACCCCGGCCAGCCGTTCGCAGATATAGTGGACCTCGATGATTGGGTGCATGATACTACTGCTCGCGTCCAGGAAGAGATGCAATACATGGGCAATCGCTATCGGCTTCCACTCGAATGGGTTCAGGAGTCTGGGCTTTACAACCGCAAAGCAACAAGAGATTTGAGTGCCGACCCCAAAGACGCAATGAATGAAGGGGGCGATGCGCGTGCTGAAGCTATTACCCATGGGGAAGGTGGAAGACAAGACGACCTCAAAGACTATGTCGAAATGTACGACATCTGGCTTCCAACTGAGAACGTCGTTGTCACGCTTCCGACCAAAGGCAATACCACACCGTTGCGTGAAGTGGAATGGGCCGGTCCCGAACGCGGCCCATATCACAGTTTGGCGTTCAACGATGTTCCGCAGAGCGTTATGCCACTTCCGCCTGTTGCATCTTGGATGGATTCACATGTCCTAATCAATAAGTTGTATCGGAAGTTGACGCGGCAAGCCGAACGACAAAAGATGATAATGACGTATTCCGGCGCGGCTCATGCCGACGCCGCGAGAGTCGCGCAGGGCAGCGACGGAGAGATGTTGCGAGTAGATTCACCTACTTCCGTACAACCGCAACGTCTTGGCGGCATAGATCAGCAGAATCTCGCATTCATGATGCACACCAAGTCTGAGCTGTCTTGGTTGGCGGGGAATCTGGACTCGCTCGGCGGATTGTCACCCCAGGCCGAAACGCTTGGCCAGGAACGTCTACTTGCTCAGAGTGCGTCCAAACGTGTGGCGGATATGCAAGATCGCACCATGGTGGCAACCGAACGCCTCATTCGCGACCTTGGTTGGTATTTATGGGAAGATCCGCTTATAGATTTGCCGCTTACCAAGCGTCTTGCCGGTCATGCCAATATGGAAATCCCCGTGCGGTTTACCGCTGAGCAACGTGAGGGGGATTACTACGATTACGTAATCAAGCTCGCCCCGTATTCGATGCAATCACGATCGCCGTCGGAAAGGCTGGACACGTTAAAGCAACTTCTTATGGGAATCATTCTTCCAAGTGCGCCGCAGTTAGCGGAGCAAGGTATTGAGGTGGATTGGCTTGGGTTGGTGAAAACCATTGCGCGTTTGTCGGATATGCCTGAATTAGACGACGTGCTTACGGTGCCGGGTAACGTGCTGCCGCAGCAGTTGGGTAGTGCTCACAGTCAGAAAATGTCGCCGAATACCACACGGACAAATGTACGTGTCAATCGCCCAGGCGCAACCGAAAGTGGCAAAGAAGAGGCGTTGGTGCAAACCCTTATGGGTGGTGGGGTAAACGACGATCAGATGAAGTCCGTATCGAGACCGACAGGATAGAGATATGCCGACATACTGTTACAAGTGTCCGAGTTGCAACAAGATTACAGAACGTGTGCGTTTGATTGCGCAGCGGAACGATACTGTCCGATGCACATGCGATGCGGGGTTGGCTTGCACGCGAGATATTCCGTCTGAGCACAAAGGGTTCATAGATACTCCCGGCAATTGGCCAATGGAATCGGGCGCAATGGGCATAGACGTAGAGGACATTCCTCGTGCTAAGGCGATTTGTGCCGCGAAGGGTGTCAATGTGGAATACAACGATAAGACTGGCGACGCTATTTGGAGTAGCCCACGCAAAAAGCGGGAGCACTGTGAGGCGTTGGGATATTACGACCGCAACGCTGGTTATAGCGACCCATTACGACAAGGAGCTTAGTTATGCCTAGAGGTGTGTCACCGTTAGCAAATGCCGTGGGGGCCAACCGGCAAACTGGAACGTTTACCCCGGGCGCTGCTCCGGTGCCGAACACTGCTGGTAAGCAGACGATTACCGACGCCAATGCCGCATACGCTCAGGCGTTGCAACAGCGGCGGCAGCAGCAGCAGGCGAATCCGCAATCAGTCATGCAGCAGATGATGATGCAGGCGAAACAAGGGCAGCAAAGGGGTCAACCGGGGCAAGAGCAGAACAGGCAGCAGATGCAAGACCCGAGAGGGGGCGGTGGATACGGG